AGTGCATACCAGACGGTTGCAAAGCATTACGGTGTCGAAGCGTATACGGTGCAATCGGTGACGTGGACTTACAAAGCGCTTAACGGCGGAAAGGTCAATAGCTAATGTACACTGTCCAGACTGTTGTACTGTACAAGTGCGGTGGTAAGTCTAAAAAGCTTATCACTGTGCTTTACAGTGGGGATAATGCGCAACTTGCTAATCGTGCGGAATTTGACAATACACTGTCCTATCACACGGTAAAGGTAGAACGCAAAGACGGAAACAAGGTTGTTTCAATCATTGACAAGCAATACTAGGGGATAGGTGATAACATGTTTTCTATTTTGTTCGCTTTGCTGGTCTTTTGCGGGTTCGAAGACGGTAGTACCTCTATCCAGCTTGTTACCGTTCCTGTTGCTTCAGTCTGCACTAGCACGATATGTCAGAATGTTCCAAGCGGCGTGCACTTCGAATCGCCATTCCGCTACACTGGGGAGACGGCTGTATATACTTCGCATCCTCTTGCGCCTGTTGCACAGCTACACTCTGACAGTCCGATTAATGAGCATTTTCTCACTGCCGACAATGCGGTTATGACCTACGAACGATATGTAACGCTACATGCACAGTACACGCCAAATAACTTGTACCCACTGTTAGAACGTGGATTGCCCGAATTGAGCTATACTGCGCAACTTGGCTATTTGATTGCGTCTTCATCCAACTGATTTTTGCCGCTTTTCCTGTACTCGTGTGAAAGGTAAAACACAATGTCCATCTTAACCGCTTTCCTGTCGTCTGTTGTCGTTTCAGAAGGATTTTCGTACAATTTCCGTCTGCCAGAAGTGCCTAGTAAGGGTTACGCAGTATCAGACTTGCCCGACTATGAAAAAGTGTTTGACGGTGTGCCTACTGCGTTAGACTTGGCAGAATACGTAATTGAACATTTCGATACGCTTATTGCTTTTGACGAATGGGCGCAAGAGTTTAACCACGAACAACCTAATATTTGTCTTGGCGGTTGGATGGATAGCGCAAGCGGTAAGTATTATCTTGACGTGTCAACAGTTGTTGACAGTAAGGAAAAAGCGCTTGCACTTGCGAAGTCTGCCAACCAAATTGCAATTTGGGATTTTGAGAATTGCAGCGAGATTCGTATTGATTACGCAATTCCGTCTAATGCTGTACTAGGGGAGAATTAATCATGACCTACGCACAATATCTTTCCAAGCATAGTTATTTCCATATGCTCTCACGCTATCGCTACGCAGGAATATACTTGCGCCTTGACAATGGGTTATCATCTGTTGAGTATGAAAGGCAAATTGCAGACTTGCAACGTCGTATAGCACAGTAGTTAATATTAATAGCCTAGAGCATTAAAAGCTCTAGGCTATTTTTTTATGTACCATTGTCCAGTAAATGACATATGCAAATAATCACACCAAAACCATCGTATTTAAGCGATAGGTTAAATACAAAATAGCACAGTAGTAGAATATTTGAAAATTTCGTAAAATACTATTTGACTATTAAAAATCCACTATCTTGCTATTCTGCTATTTCGCATAGTCATTGTGCTATTTTCATTTCGCATAGCAATTGTACTATTTAAAATTCCAAAATGTAGCAGTATTGCTTGAATTTTAACTTCGCATAGTCAAATAGCGCACTTTTCAATAGTTAATAGCCAAATAGCAAAATAGCCTAGTTTTACAAATTCGTGTAGTCATTTTTTACTATTGTATATATACATATATATAGTACATTATATAATGTACTTATATATACTGCGTGTAGTGATATTACTACCATATACTATATATATTATATATATATGTATTATATATATGTTTCGCATAGTCTACACTATATACATACACTATACACTATGGATAAATGCACAATGTATGCACACCACATAGTGTACACATGACACAAGCGTGACTACAGGACGGGCTAGGATGCACGTTACATAGCACAGTGGTATCTACTACCACAAACGGGGCTATCGTGCCACAGTGACCGTCCTGTGGTCATGTAGGGGTATGTGCGTAGTGTTCGCTGCGTTACTATTATGCTATTGTGCTTCGCACAGCGCAACGTAGAAAATTTGTTCTGTGTGTGGGCGCAGCATTTTCGCATAGTCACGCAGCGCTTTTTGAATTTTGAATAACGTATATCACATTGTCAATTTAATACTACTACTGTGCTATGTGTGTTGGGCATAGCACAATAGCAGCATTGTCTAGTATATTGTACTATGGTGCATTGCGTGTAGTCAATGGCACATAGTGCATAGCACAATAGCCGATATATAATACATTATTTGAAAAGTTTGCTAAGGTAAATTACGGGAGCGTAAGCTACCCCCTTACACGACGCATTATAAAACCGTAAGGTGGCCCCAAATAACGACCACCTTTTAGGAGGACCCTGCCCCTTTGTGTTTTAACCCAGGAAAATCTGGTCCCATGTCATCCAAGTTAAAAATTACGTACCACCTATCCCTACTACTAACCACCACCAGGAACCAGCACGAGAAGTCAGCTCTGGTCTTGTAAAACATAACGTCGAACGCACTATACCCACTGGCATTTTGAAACGAAAAATACGAAACATCAAAGCCCTCCTCAATCGTGACAGCCTCCTTCTTCCCGGCTTTCATAAGTTCAAGGGCAGCAAAGTTGAATTCGGCATTGTGCATTCCCAACACGGCGTCGGGTCTGCGGCCATAGCGGTGTTGCTGCGCCATTTCCTCTACCAGCGCCAGCTTATTCACAGTGCACCAAGTACGTTTCTGTTAGCCTGATGTTATTCAGGCATAGCAAGCAGGTCCCTGGTGTGCGGGCCTCTCGGAAGAAGGAAAAGTACGTGTTGCGGTAGAAGAAGTGGCGCTCGACAAAATCGGCGCAGCCGGGTTCAACAACTTCGTCTTCCCAGTTGCGATGGGTCAGCAGCGGGCTTTCGCCTTGCAAGGCTACCAGGAGTTCCTTTTCCAGCATCCTGAAGGTTTCGGGGTCCACGGTAATCAGGACTGGGGCGATGTATGCGTTTTGAATTAAAGCAGTAAGTCGTCTCATACTCGGTAAAACCCCACAGTCGCAGCGGTCCCTTTTAAATAGCCGCAGAGCATTTTAGAATACCCATTGCCGCATTCAAAAAATATCACCACAGTGTACCCAGGACACACGTACCTATGCTTCCGATACGTAACCCCTTCACCTTCCCCTATTGCTTGGCTTTCAATCTTTTCGGTGCTTACCGCTATTAATTTAAAAATATACTCCCGAAATTCCAAATCAGCAATTTCTACGATAAGTTCCAAGCCCCCTATTGCCATAGCCAGCAGGTCGGTTCTGTTCATGGGTTTATGTTCCTTATAAAAACGTATAACGTGAGCGATTCAAACACAAAAATGCAGAGGGCCTCCGGTTCCTCCCCCTCCTTTTCCACCACCATCGTCCCGAAGACCGTGTTCGCCGCTTTCCGCAGGCGAAGCCCCGCTTCATTTTTCACTGAACCCTCCCAAACTTCCTCGGCGGCGAAGAAGTTCAGGAGTTGGTGGAAGGCCAGGGGGCGGGTGTACACAAGTTCCAGGTTATCCGGCTCTACGCTTAGGGCCATTTGTACGGCGAAATCCTCTACGGTCATTCTAGCACTGTTTTCTCCAGGGTCAAGATGTAAGCAAGGCGGCAAATTCAACGTCGGTAAAGGTTACGTACAGGCGCAAGTCGTTGCTGCCGTCGCAGAACATGGAGTAAATGTACTCCAGCGGCTTCAGGTTCCATTCGCCTTGTATTAGGCGTCGGGCGTCGTCAAAGGGCAGCACGACTTGAAAAGTTCCCATTGACGGCACGTAGAATGGACCACGCAGTTCTATGATGCGGCGGGTTAGGGCGAGAAATTGTCCAGTCAACTCTGCCATTTGCCCATCGGGAATCTTGCTGCCGAACCATTCCTCCTGCAAGTTGCGGGCTAGCAGGTTGAAGTCAGAAAAGGACAGTTCCATTAGTAGTCCTCCCCCCGCCTCACTCCTGCGGCATCGAACCAGTCAATTTTGAACATGGCAACCCGCTGTCCCTGCGTGTCATAGCCAAACATTTTGAGAATCTCAGCCCCTATCATAGCGTGCAGCGGCTTGTCGGTTTCGAAGGTCTTTTCATTGACCATTACATTGTCCCCGTTCCCGAAGCCCTTTATGAACTTCATTTTGGCGTAGAACAAATCAATCAGCCCCACGGACATAGGAAATTCCCCGGCCTTGGTTCCCGCAATGTCAATGAAGTATAGTTGGCGAAAATAGTCAACCACTGTACTGAACGGAATAGTGATGCCTTCCCCCACGGCTTTGTACGTGTCGAAGTGGTCGTGGAGCATAGGGAATTCTGTCTGGATAGGATAAACGGCGAAGCCATCCCCTGTCCAGTGCTTGCGTTTCAGGCTATTAGACGCATGGTTCGGGCGATTATAAATACGTGCCTTCACGGGGTCTGCCGTAGTCCCATAGCCCCGCTTGAAATATTCTTTTGTCGTTGGGTTAAACACCACAAACTTTTCTATCATTTTTCCCCCTAATTCTGGCAACACGCCAGATGCACTTATTATACCCCACAAACCTGCTAAGTCAAGCGTGAACGGGGCAAAAGTGTTAATCTGGAGTAGTGAATGGCTTGTGCCATTTTACACAATTACGAAAATGGAGGGGAACCGTGTGAATCTGATAGCCGCACAGGTGCCCGATACCACAGCACGCTGGTGGGTTCTGTCGGCCCACGAGATTTGGTATTTGGCACTTTTTATTTTGATATTTTCCATTCTAGTCTTCCTGCTTAGGAACAGGTCACAGCTTATAAGAATGTTCAACCTGGAGAGTGACGAAGTTGTAACACTGCGCACAGAGTTATCCAGTATGAAGCAGTACGTTTCTTTGTTGGAAACTAAATTAAAAAGCATGGAATTAGTTGTAACAGTGCTCCTGGAGCGCAGTGCGGTCATTCCAGAGGTCCCGAAGGTCACGAGTACCCTGGACATTCCTACAACCACTAAAAAAAGGGTGCAACGCCCTGTTCTCCTGGTGTACGGCGTTGACGAGTTCGGGGAGCAAGATAGGCTGGCTATGCGACGTGCGGGTGTTGCCTTTTTCCGCTTGAAGTCTGCCTCACTGGATGATTTGCGCTTGGAATTGCAGCGGCGACGTTCGGATGATAATTTGTACGATGTTGTGCACATTTCTTCGCACGGTGGCGACCAGGGTTTGCTTTTGGAAGATAAGTTGGTAAGTGGAAATGAATTGTCCGAAGCCTTGTCTGGTGTGCGGGCAATTTTTTTGGGGACGTGTACTAATCAGAAAATAGCAGATAAGCTCGTTGGAATAGTTAAGTATGTTATTGTTGTGTATGAGGAAATAGAATCTAATCTAGCGTCTGACTTTGTTTTTGAATTTTACAAACGCTATAAAACACTTATGAATATTGAGGAATCGTTTAACGGTGCCTTATCTGTGTTACCGCAAGTATCTGAGTTTGTAGACCTTCGGGTCAGGAGTGAATAATGGAAGGTTTAGAGCGTTCGGAGATTACTGTACCAGACACGGTATTTGATAACCCAACGGTGCAGGAGCGTTGGGCAGTGACCGTGCAGCATATTGCATGGGGCCTTATCGGACTGGCTATTTTGACAATTTTGGGAATTTTTGTGTTGGCGGCACTGGTTCCTACATTGCCAGATACCATTGTGCTATTGGCTACGACAGTAGCAACCGGCTGCATTAGTGGTCTTGTTGGGTTTATAGCGGGGAAAGCAGCGCAGTGAGTAAGGTTAGTCAGCGTTTAAAAATTCCACAGGTCTTATCCCCTGAGCATACTATTCCCACGTCCCTGGCCTTAGCCCCGCTATCAGACGATGAACGCAGGGCGCACGTATGGGAGCGTCGTTTGAAGGGTTACAGCTATGATGCTATTTACCGTGATATGTTGGAAAACTTCGAACGTGCTGTGCTCCCAAAAGACTGGAGTCCCCGCAAGGTCTATTCTGACTGCTCTGCCATTTTGGTGAAAATTCAAGACGAGTACAAGGAAACAGCGGCAGAAATGGTGGATATTGAACTTGGCCGCTTTGACGAGTTGTTGACTGCTATATGGCCTGCTGCACGTGCGGGCGACTTGAACGCCGTAGAAAAGGCCCTGTCAATCAGCCGTGAACGGCGCAAGATGATGGGCCTGGATAACCCCGAACGTTTTGAGGTTAACTGGCGAGTGCAGGTTGCCGACTTGCTACAGCGTGGCACGATTACCCCGCAGGACGTGGTTAATGAATTTGGGGAAACTGCCCTAATTGAAGTTAACCAGTATTTGTTGGAACGAAAGGGAGACTAAAACATGGCACTAGACCCACTTATTCAATTGTTGGTGTACTTGTTAGTTGGTGGTTTGGTTATTTACGTTATTTACTGGATTTTGGGGCTTCTACCCTTCCCGCAACCCATTAAGCAAATAATTCTCGCACTTTTCGGTATCGCTATTTTGCTGTGGTTGCTACGCACACTTGGAATAATTTAATGCCGATTAAGGATTTTCTGGATTCTCGCAGTTACGAAGAAGCAAAGCTTGAAAAGCTGAAGGCGAAGGCCGCACAGTCCAGTGCGTTAACTCCCCCTGATAACCCACTGGACTGGGTGCTGGCTATTTACCGTTCCATATTTTCTCGTCCCTTTGGACCGCAGCATGTGGAATTGTTTAACTGGGCGTGGGGCGTTGCGGCAGGTGTGCGCAGCAAGCCATTCGTTGCCGTTTGGAGTCGGGGCTTTGGCAAGTCAACCACGGCAGAAACTATCGCCGTGATGCTAGGGGCCAGGGAGCAGCGCAAGTATCTGTTGTATGTGTCGGAAACGCAGGAGTTGGCTGACAGCCACCTTTTAGCTATTCGTGGCATGATTGAGTCACCTATTTTGAAAGCCTACTATCCGACGTTTGCTTCTCCTAAGATTTCAAAAGAAGGCCACAGCCGTGGTTGGCGGCATAATAGGTTGTATTGTGGTAATGGCTATGTAATCGACGCCATCGGCCTTGACACGGCAAAGCGTGGTTCTCGCATCATGGACGCACGTCCTGACTTTATGATTTTTGACGACATTGACGCCAAGGGCGATAGCCCCGTTATTACTAGACGCAAGATGGATACCATCACCACGTCCCTGCTGCCTGCTGGTAGCGTCGATGCCTCCGCAATGTTTGTACAAAACATGATAATCGATACGGGCGTATTCGCACAGTTATCCCAAATTAACCCACCTTTTTTGAAAAATCGTATCCTAAGCGGTCCCTTTCCTGCCCTGCGCAATTTTGAGTGGCACATGGAAAGTACGGGCCGCATTGTTATAAATGGGGAACCGACGTGGGATTCTATTGGGGTCGTGGACTGCCAGCGCATTGTGGAAGAAATTGGCCTCACGGCGTTCAGGTCCGAATACCAGCACGAGATTACCAACGAAGGTTCGTTATTTGAAAACGTAAAGTTCCAGCGCATCGCTGCACAAGACACACCCCCAACGTGGCGGCGCATCGTAGCAGTTGACCCTGCGGTTACTTCGGATGATGGGAGTGACAGCCATGGTATTTGCGTGGCAGGAATTGATGATTTTGGTAAGATATATTTTTACGATAGTTGGGAGCGCAGGGAAAACCCAGAACATGCTCTGCGAAAGGCATTATACTTTGCCATTAAATACAACGCTGACAGGGTACGCATCGAAGGCAATCAGGGTGGGGATATGTGGCTCTCACTTTGGGATAAAATTGTCGAAGAATCGGGCCTTGATGAAGACCGTGTTCCTGGCGTTGAGATTGTAAAGGCCACATCGAGTACGGGTTCTAAAATGGAGCGTGCAGGGCAGATGCTTGTGGACTACGAGTTGGGCCGCATTTTTCACGTAATAAACGACCGAGATACATATATCGATTTAGAAGGGGCCTTGCGTCGTTTTCCCCTTCGAAAGCCGTATGACTTAACCGACGCTTGCTACTGGGCCTGGGAGGATTTGAAGAATTCCTCCACATGGTTATTGGGATAACGAGGAATATGAAACTAAATGATTATCAGCTAATTTCCCCTACAGCGAAAAAGGCTATTTCACTGGACCAGTTTAATAACGACGCATTGTGGCTTGAGTCGAGTGGCGAACACGCCCTACGCCCACGCAACAAGCAAAGTGATATGATTCGTTCCAGTAATTACCGTGATGCTATAGGCGTCTTGTATCGGTGCATTGACATTCGCAGCGCATCTATGTCCTCCCTGCCTTTTACGCTTCTAAAGGGTGAAGAAGTGTTCATCGACAGTGAGACGGCGTGGGAAAAGCCTGGGTTCGAATGGATAAATGATATTTCCAGTTTATTGTACCTAACGGAATCATCCCTGCTGCTGTCCTCTGAGGCATTTTGGCTCAAGAACAAGGCTATGACGCAGCGTATGTTGGAGTTGCGCTGGATGGCAGCACCGTACATTAATCCAGTTTATGATGCTCAAAAGGGTATCGTGGGCTTCCGGCGCAACATAGGCCAAGGGGACGATGCCTTTACGCCTGAGCAGATGGTATACTTTTGGATTCAAAATCCGATGGGCGAGTTGACGCCTGACATTCCCCAGGTGCTTGCGGCGGCGACTAGCGCCAACGTCATTTTGAATTATGAGGAATTCGTTAATAAATTCTACGAACGTGGTGCTGTCAAGGCCACAATTTTGAAAGTTGACCGCAGCACGCCACCTGCCGAGCGCAAGCGTTTGCGTGAGTTTTGGCAGAATTTTATGTCGGGTGTGAAGGGTGCATACAATACGGAAGTTGTAAGTGGGGACGTAGAAAGCGAGGTTATCGGTGAGGGCGCAGGTGATAGCGAAAAGACAGAGATTCTTACATCACGTCGCAAGGATATTGCTACGGCTATGGGCGTTCCCTATAGCCTTTTGTTTGGTGATACGTCATCCAGTTACACCGCTGGACCAACCGAAGAAAAGAATTACCTGAATTATTCAGTCATCCCACGTGCACGCTTGATTCAGGGATTTTTGAATAAGCAATTGTTCGCAGAATACGGCCTTCAATTCCGCTTTAACTTCGGCGCATTGCCTGCTTTCAAAGAGGCTGGCGACCTTATTTCTAAAATTTTCACTACATACGTTGACGCCTTGATGCCCCACAGTGTAGCAGCCCGCATTGCTGGCGTTACGCTGCCTGAAGGGATTAAGTATGAAGACTTGGATAAATTCGCAGACGAGGAACGGGAACGGCAGTTTAAGGAAAAGGAACGCATTGTTACGTTGAATTCAAAATTGACCCCCGAAGGCAAGCCCGGAGAAGCAGGCAAGAAGCCCGCACCCAAGGCAAAGGCCCCAGGCGAAGACAACAACTTGAAGACCGAAGACCTGAAAATCGAAGAAGTTCGCCGCCTATCCAAGTGGCTCAAGAATCGTGGCCCTGATGTGGACATAGACGAGTTCGACACTGACGTTTTGGACGAAGAAGAAAAGTTGTTAGTCTACAAGGTTTTTGTAGACAAGCGAGGTGGTGGCACCGCCCAGGCCCCTTTTACGTTGAGTAGGAAACCTGCGATAAAGTCTATGCAGGTCTATGGGGATACGGACGGTGAGGAACCAGAAGGGCTTGACGACTTGGATGAAAGCAATGCGAATTCCATTGAATCGGCAATGCTTTTGCAGATGGGCTACGTATTCAATGCCACTGATGCAACGTCAGATGCCGAATTGATGGCAAACTTTGAACAAATGTTTTACGGGGACAGCGCAGAGTTGAAAAGTGCTATCTTCGCTGCGTTGTTGGCCTATGCCGATTTTGGTGTAGAAGTAGCCATGCGAAAGGTTAATCAATTCTACCCAGGAATGAGTGCTGAAGAATCCCGCTATCAGGCACGAGACTGGGCACAGGTTCGGGCGTTAGAAGTGTACGGATTAGTACAGGCAGCTAGTTTGCGCAAAGCAACGGCAACGTTTGAAGAATATAGGCGTGGTGGCTTGTCTCGTGAGTGGCTTATGCAAGAACTTCGCAAAATTGCCAGTCGGGAACGGGCGATGTTGATAGCGGAAAATGAGAGTATCGCAGTCATTACGCAAGCGGCCTACATCGTGTACGCCAACACCAAACTGGTGCAATACGTAAAATGGGTAACAATGCGTGATGAGCGAGTTTGCCCCCGCTGTGGCCCGTTACACGGTCGTGTGTACCCGTTGGGTGGTAATCCTGCCATTCCCGTACACGTTCGCTGTCGCTGCCAAATTTTGCCCATGGTTGACGGTCGCATCCTTCGACTGTTGGCAGGCTTGCTATGATACGCCTAAACGTGCGGGCTAATGGCATGACGCAGTACAAGAAAAAGTTAGAAAAGTTGGGCTTGAATTTAGAAAAGATGGACGAACCCATGAAGAAGGCAGGCGAAATAGGACTGGCTGCGGTTAAGTCCTATCCCCCCTATGACGATGGCTGGCGCACAGGTCGCCCAAGTTTTTCGCAGTATCGTCCAGGCTCCAGGTATAGGCGAACGGGAAACCTGGGGGAAGGTTGGGTCGGGCGTTTGACAAAGGGTAGCAAAATTGTTGTGCGCTATTCTATTACGAACCGAACGGTCGCCTACATGAAATACGTACAAGGCCCACAGCAAAGCAGAATTCACGCTCCCTGGTGGCTCAAGGTTGAACAATGGGATGGCCCCGTTACCAAGGAAACAACTAAAATTTTCCAACAATTTATGAAAGACGCTACAAAAGGGCTTTAACGTCTTCCTCTGTGACATTGAAGTCAATTTTTATGCGTGGCATTACCTTAATAACCGGACGATATTTAAGCGGGGAGTCCTCCAGAATTTCTAGCAAATAGTCCTCTGTAATTCCCTCAAGCCAAATGCGCAATTGCTCCAGTGTATCCCCGATGGAAATTTCCCCAGTGAAGATTCTAGCGTAGAAAACACGCTGTCCTTTTAGAAAACGAGTGCGACGTTTTTCAAAGCGAAACACGGCAAATAAGGCATTGTGCGTTAGGAGTAGTGAAATTTTAAGTTGCCGTTTAAAAAGGGCAGGAAATAGCATATTTACCTCACAGTTTTCTGTTTTAGTTTATATTTAATGAAGTGGCAGACGGAGGCCACCAAGGAGAATTATATCACATGGAAGTAACGATTAAAAGTATAACCGACGATGAAGTTGTGTTGGAAGGATATGGTATCGTATTTGATACTACCGACTTGCACGGCGAAAAGTTCACGCAGGATACGCAGTTTTTTCTGGAAAATGTCAAGTCGGTTCCTGTGCTTTGGGAACACAACCTGACAGACGTGAACGACATTATGGGATGGGCTAAGGCAGTCCACACGGACAGCGTTGGCGTTTTCTTCGAACTGGCCCTGAAGCGAAGTAATGCGTATGTTGCAGCTATTCAAAAGCTTGCTGAAAAGGGGCGTATCGGCCTCAGCACAGGCGCACTTCCTCAGACCATTCGGCGTGACGATAACGTTATCAAGCAGTGGCAAGTTTGTGAAATTTCTACCACGGTGACTCCTGCTGAATTCCGCACGTTGGGCGTTAGCGAAGTGAAAGCCTTGGCTGAAGTTTTGGGTGAGGATAGCGAAGTTGGAAAATGGGCAAAGGACTTGAAAAGTGATGCACAGAGCGAAAAGCTAGTATCAGACGAGTCGCCTATTGAAGATACAGTTGTACCTGTTGAAGTTAAATCTGAAAATATTGTAGTTGTGGAGGATAAAATGGGTGATGAAGTCAAGGACGAGGGCGTGAGCGAAATTTCTGCCCTGAAGTCCCAAATGGACGGTTTTGGCACGCAGATTGCTAATCTTATGGCGATTCTTGACAAGACGCCTGCTGCCAAGGCTGGTTATGTTACTAGCGACGGTGGAGCGAAGGACCCTGCTATCAAGAATTTTGGGGACTTTCTGACTGCTATCAAGCGTGGTGACGAGAAGCGTTTGGCTACCATCTACGGTTCCGTTAAGGACCTGGGTGAAGGCTCCGGTTCCGCTGGTGGGTTCTTGGTGCCAGAGGAATATGCAACGAATCTATTGAACGTTGCGGTTATGCAGAATCAGGTTTACAGTCGTGTGCAGCGCATTCCTGTTGCACGTGAGAGTGGCTCGTGGCCTGCTCTGGACCAGTATTTTGCGCCCACTGCTGGCTCTGGTCAGACGGCGTTTGCTGGTGGTGTCCAGGGTGCGTACACGTCTGCTGGCGCAACCTTCACTGAAACCGAACCTGCGTTCACCATGCTCCAGTGGCGTCTCGCAAAGGTTGGTGGCATGACGGAAGTGGAAAACGAGTTGATTGAGGATTCGCCCTTCGCTATCGAAGCCCTGCTTCGTGGCCTGTTCGCTGTAGCAATCGCTGCAAAGAATGAGCGCAACATTTTGCGTGGCTCTGGCGTATCGGAACCCTTGGGCATTTTGAACGCTGACTGCGCAATCGCCGTTAGCGATGCAACGAATGCTTCCTTCACGTGGACCGACGTTGCCGCAATGTACAGCCGCTTCAAGAGTGTCGGTGGCGCACCTGTGTGGATTATTCATCCGTCTGTTTGGCCCAAGATTATGACCATGGCGAACGGTACGGACAACGTGTGGCAGGCTAACCTGGGTGCAGGACCGACCAACGTTTTGAATGGCTATCCTATCCTGGTTTCGGAGCACCTGCCTCAGATGGGCGTGACTGGTTCGGTTATTTTGGCCGACCTGAATGCTTACCTGATGTTTGAGAAGTCCGGCCTGAGCATTGCCTTCAGCGACCAAGTTGGCTTTACTCGTGACGTGGGTGTGTGGCGTTTCCGGCAGCGCAACGATGGCAAGCCTTGGCTGCAAAACGCCATTACGCTGGCTAACCCCGGTTCGGCTTACACCGTTTCCCCGTTGCTGTACCTGTTGGTGGACTAGAATGGACTACGTTTGCAGTCAGCGGTTTATAGCTTGTGAGACTTGCGGTATGATGCTGGTATCAGAATTCAAACCTATTGCTCCAGTTATAAACGCTGTCTGCGACGTAGTTAATTTGACGGAACCTGGAGACAAGTTTGAAACGTCTGCTCCAGTCTTTCCCGCCCACTATTTTTGTGAAAAGCACGGTCGTGAATCAAGGGAATATTCAATACAGGAGATAAAAAACAATGTTCGGTTTTGAGGGTACGGTTTCTGACAAGTTGGCAGTTGTAGGCGTCATTCAGCCCCAGGTTATTGCCTTCGGTGCTACTGGCGTTCTGACTGCGGCTATTGACATGCAGGACTGGAAGCAGGTTATTTTTATTGCTTCTAGCGGCACGTTGGGCACGAGTGGTACGCTTGATGTTACGGCTATGGCCGATGCAGCAAGTGGTGGCACGTATGCAGCTCTTACTGGTAAAGCGGCAACGCAACTGGTGAAGGCAACGGGCGATGCCAAAATTGTGGTTGTTGAAGTAAAGCAGGAAGATGTGGCGGCTGTTGCCAAGCGTTACGTGAAGTTCAAGATGGCTTCGGGCACTGCTGACGCAACTGCCTCTGGTGTGGTCTTGGGCGTTCCGGCAAGTTATGGTAAGGCCAGTGCAAACGACCTTGCTGCGGTTGTCCAGATTCTTTAGGCTTTTTCTGCATTCTGAAAAAGGGGCTAGGTCGTGTATATGGCCTAGTCCTTTTTTGTTAAGGAGGACACAATGACGTACATTTTCACAAGAAATATTGTTACCGACAAAAACATTTCCTACATCAAGGGCCAAGAAGTCCCCGCTGACTTTCCAAAAGAATCCCTGGAACGCCTGTTGGAAAGTGGGCACGTTTCCAGCGTGGAATCCCCCACTGATTTTCTGAGTAAGATTACTAAAAAGGGAAAGAAAGGCGACCCCGAAGTCGAAGCACTGGACCCCGACGCACAGCCACGGAGCAAGTAGATTATGGCAAGCGGTTATCCCCGTTTTCAAGAAGTAAAGTTATATTTGAATATCGACAACAGTGGCAATGACGCCCTGCTTGTCGCTACCCTGAAGCGGGCTATTGCAACGTTTGAAAACATGTGCGGGCGCACGTTCTTGCCTTCGACGGAGACTCGCACGTTTGACGCTACTGATGAGCAGATTATTAACGCCAAGCGCTTTTTCGTGCGTGATGGCGACCTGTTGACCGTTACCACGTTGACCATTGACGGCAACGTAGTCCCAACGGACGAATACTTTTTGGTGGGGGCAATGCCCTATCATACACTGCGCATTACGGAAGGCTCTGACTTCACTTTTAGGGATTTCTCGACAAGCCCGGAGCAAAGTATTCAAATCGCAGGGACCTGGGGCTTTGATTCGACGGTTCCCGACGATGTGCATGGGGCTATTGTGCGCTTGACTGCTTGGCTGTTCCAGCAAAAGGATAACGCCATGGAGTTGGACCGTCCTGTTGCCATGTCGAACGCAATGATTCTGCCTCCCTCACTGCCTTCAGATGTTGAAGCTATCGCAAGATTTTACAAAAAGGTGATATAAATGGCTGCTGTAACACTGCAAGAAACGTTGAATAAAATAGTTGCGTTGTCAATTCCTGGTGTCAAGAGTATCAGAAAGGCCCCGCCCTCCCTGGTGTCTTCGGCTATGCTTCCTGTGGGATACTTGCGCAACTGCGTTATATCCATGGACCAGCGTTCGCTATCGTTCCAAGGTGGCCTGCAAACGGTTTTGTGCGAACTGGTCATTTTGGTTGACGCCTCCCGCCAGGGAACGGTGGACGACCTGTACGAACGCACACGCCAAATTGCTGACGACATTGTTCACGTTTTGAACGATAATGCGGCAAATCTGCGTCTTGACGACTTCACGATTAAGGAAGATTTTGAGGCAATTGAGACGAATTCTTACTTCATCGTGTCGGCTACGATTCGGTGCGCTTAGGAATAGTACGCACATATGGCAACGTGACTCCAGGACGGGCTACAAGGAACGTTAGGAGGCATTGTGGTATCCGAGTACCAGATTGAATTTTAAACGCATCCTAGAGGCTCTCAGAGGCTTAGAACTTATGCTAATTGACAAGTACCAAGTTGAAAAAATGGATGCCCCGGAATCCAACACAGGAAAATATTGGGAACTTTTGGTTGCTACGCATTTGGAGCCGTGGGAAAATTTGGGTAGGCACAACATCTACGTAACAGCCTTGGATGAAAGTGGCAATAGGGTTCGTGACCCAAATATTAAAATTGGCTGGACGTGGGAAGGAAGACGAGACGATGAAGCAGCGGAACCCTTGGCTTTGGATAAACAGGACGGTGAACCTCCTGGCAACGTTCCCTTGTATAGTCCTGGAATGAAAGCAACGGTATGGATTGAGGATAGGGTAAACCCAAGTGACAGAGTTGTAAATCTGCACACGAACCATCCCGACGAGTTGGGGCCTAATGGGGAAATTTGGAATAGTATAGGTCATCACAGCTTCAACTTGGTTTTTCAACGTATGGATGAAATCCCCATTGACCATCCAACGCCACCCGACGAAAAGGAAGCACGAGTTATTACCATCACTGCTCCCCTTATGACCGTAACATTGAACGATGGAACCGCTACGACAGGACCAGGAACAGTTCGCATAACCATTTCCCAAGGGCAAGATTTTGCCAAAGGATAAGCGCACCCTAGAGGTTTTTAGATGGCAATAACTTTTCGCTCTGCTTCAACCGTATCGTCCAGTAGTGGGACTGTAACTATTACAAAACCATCTGGCGTAGCGTCTGGTGATGTTTTAGTTGCAGTCCTTGGCTACTGGGCAGCGTCAGTTCCCGTTACAGGTCCTAGTGGTTGGACACTTTTAGATACAGAAATTAATAGCGCAGCAACCTACAATCAGGCCGACGTGTGGTACAAGGTTGCTGGCGGCAGCGAGCCTGCTGATTACTCCTGGACCTTTGGTGGGAGCCTTGATGAAGTGGCTATTGCGATGGCCGCTTACACAGGCGTGAATACCACAACTCCGGTGCAAACGTGGGCAGTCAACGCCGACAGTGCCAACGAATTTTTTGATGCTCCTGAATTAACCCTGTCTGCACAGCCTGCCATGCTCCTGGTTATGGTGGGTTCGAACGCTTCGGGCATGAACACTGGACACAGTGTAACGCCCCCTTCCGGCTATACAGAGCGTGCCGAAGTCCACAACACGTCGTATGGTGGCGCATATATCGCAGAAAAGTATGTCACGGCAACGGGAGCAACAGGGCAACCGAGCGCAGCAAACACGGCTGCTGCTGCCGACTGTACGTACCACATTGCCTTGAATGAAGCAACCGGTGGTGGTTCTCATTCCCTTACTTTAACAGGAATTACTACAGCGGCTCCAACCGTTGACAACGTAGTTTTAGCCCAAAAACATGGCCTGACCGCTTCAGCTATCACAACGGCCAACGCCCAAGTTGCTGATGTAGTTTTCAACCAAAATAGAGTTCTGACTGCCACAGCTTTTTCTACTGGGAACCCAACACTTGAAACGCCTGTTTTGTTCCAAGGCATGAGTGTTGTCCCCATCACCACTGCGGCACCTACCGTTGCAAATTTGGCAATGACGCAGGTCCACAGCATGACGCTAACGGGCATTACAACGGCAGCGGCGTCAGTGGCTAATGCCGTGTTGTCGCTAGCAGGTACTTTAACAGTAACTCCTATTACAACTGCGGCTCCGACTGTTGCAACATTGGATATTAACCCCGACCCATTTTGGGTAAATGCGCAGTCAAATTTTAGCCTTGGTAGCACAACAATTTCGGTTACTACACCCACGAACGTCACAGGCGACTTGATTATTGTCGGTATGGCGTGGGAACTTTCTAACGCCTCTGTGACGCCCGTAGAAAGCGGCTGGAACGTCCTTTGGAACCAGTCGAACGCTTCACGTGCACACACGCAAGCGGCATACTGGCGTCGGTCAGGTGGCAGTGAACCGGGAAGTTTTTCCTTTACAATTACAAGTGCTGAATGGGCAGTGGCAGCGGTTTCAATTCGCAATGCCAGCAATCCCTACAGTGCGTCAGCACAGTTCAACAATAGTCAAGTTCAGGCTACAACTGCCCCAACCGTAACAACTACACGCAACAATGACCTGCTGGTGTTTATCGGCTCCAGCATGAACGGCACGACGTATACAGCCCCAACGAATTTTACTGAAAGGGCAGATGTGCGAACGGCAACGTCGGCTTCTGGTGTTTCGCTGGAAATTGCTACATACCTACAGCCGACTGCTGGTAGTTCGGGAACGATAGCTGCCACGGCGAATTCGGGTGACTATAATGTTGGTGGTTCGCTAGCAGTTACGAAGCGTGCCATCACACACGTTTTAACATTAAATGGCATCACAACCGCAGCCCCAACTTTAGAAAACTTGGTGATGGGTCACGGCTACGCACTAGGCGTTGGTGACATGACCACCGGACAGCCGACTGTTGCGGCAGCAACCTTTTCTGAAAATCAAGTTATAGCAGTTGATGGCATAACAACCGGCAACCCGACCGTTGGCACCTTGTCACTGGCAGGCATCCTTGAGCTTGTGGCTATTTCCCCTTCCATCGGCCCGCCAACAGTAGATAATTTAGTTTTGACACAGGCCCATAGCCTAGCGGCTGACACAATCAGCGCAGGGGCACCTGGCCTGGACAGCCTGGAGATTTTTCAAAATACTGCGGTGGTTCCCGTTGCGATTACGACGGGCGACGTTACGGTTGATAATGCGGCGTTAGCGCAGCGTAATGTGTTAACGGCGTCCGTAATCGAATCGGGTGCGCCCTTAATCGATGCGATTAGCGTTATGCAAGTGCATACGCTTACCGCCGAGGATGTAACCGCTGGTACGCCAAATTTTGAAAATCCTGGACTTTTGGAAAATTATTTACTGGCTCCTGCCACAATTACAACAGGCGCAGTTGACATAGTAGTTGCCGCACTTTTACAGCACCACGTAATAGTTTTAACCGGAATAACAACATCGGAACCCACGATTGACCAGTTGGGAATGAACGGGGCAACGGCCCTGGCTCCCGTAACTATCACAACGGGGCTACCGACTGTTGACAGCTTGACCGTAGTGCAAGCCCAAAGCCTAGCGGCTAACGGCCTGACGACTGGGGCACCGACCTTCGACAATACAACGTTGGCGCAAGCTCACGCACTGGAAGGGGTCAACGTGACCACAGGAAGCCCTACAGTGGACGATACGGCGATTACGCAGGTACACTACCTTGCGCCTCTCGCAGTCACCACAGCGGCTCCCACAGTCGATTCCATTAGCTTGACGCCCGCCACGGAAATAGGCGTAAACGGCATTACCGCAGGGCAACCTGATGTGCCGCCCATCCTTGTTTTCCAAAATCATGTTTTAAATGGTTTGGATGTGGCAACTGAGCTACCCCAGTTTGGAACGCCAACAGTAAGCGTTACGAACGTAGTAGTCGCAGAAAATATCACAACAGGCAATGTGGAACTGGAAAGCCCAACGTGGATTGTTGGGAAAAATCTCCAGGCTAACGGCATCACGGCAGGCGACTATTTTCTACCAAACCCTGTAGTTTTACAAGTCAGCGTTCTAACAGCCGAAGATATTACAACGGGTGTGCCGATAATTAGCACCTTGCCGTTGGGCATAGGCAACGCCCTAATGCCAGAAAATATTGAAGCTGGACAACCGACTGTTGGAAATTTGCAGGTAGCAATACAGAGTTGGCTAACAGCCGATGGAATTACGACTGGCCTACCAGATGTGGGGCAAATTTTAGTTTCGCAGCACCATTATCTGATTGCTAGTACAATTGAGACTGATGGACCAACCGTAGGTTCATCCACAATTAACCCCGGCCTTCGCACACCTGGACGACACACGTTTAACACCGACAGAAATAATACGTTCAGTGTGCGGCGAAGCAGCAGGGAAACACGAATTCGTTCTTATGGAAAACATTACGACGTTAAATAAATCGGAGGATTATAATGGCTTTTCTCAATGATAAGGTTTTTGATTCAGGTTTGTCTGTTCTCGACACTACAGGTAATCGCCTGGATATTTGTTCGACTGCACCCACGACCTACACAGAAGCAACATCGACGTACACGCTTGGCAACAAAACTTCGCTGTCAATCGGTGCTCCTGCTGACCGTTCTGGTGGTGGGCGTGACGTGACGGTTGCGGCATTTACGGACGGTTCCGTGACTGCTTCTGGCACGGCTGCGTACTATGCGATTTGCGATACGTCCCTTTCACTTTTGCTAGCGCAGGGTGCGTTGAGTTCGTCACAGGCTGTCACAAGCGGGAACACGTTTTCGATTTCGTCCTTCAAAATCGGCATTCCTGACCCCGCCTAATTAGGAGGCTCACATGGCCTTAGCAGGCAATCAGGCACGAGTTTTTATAGATGGTGTAGACCTTTCCTGCATCACCGCAACCTTGGATGTTGAGTCAACAACGGGCGAATATGACGCTACCGTTTTGTGCTCTACCGTAATGGAATATCGCCCTGGTTTAAGCCAGGGTGGTATTACCATTGACGGATTTTTCGACGGTGTTGATGGTGGCACAGAGGAAGCTTTATACGAAGCGTTGGGTGCAAGCAATAAAATTGTGGGAGCGATATTTGACTATTCAAATATTCCTGCTCCTGCGTACATTATTGAAAATGCCTCCAACATGGGCTTGTCGTGGACCTCTCCGACAGACGGACTTATTACGATTAATGGTTCGTTCAAGGGGAAGGAAGGCATGAAGCGTGGGAAAATTTTGAACTACAACGTGTCTCGTGGCGCAACTGGGCTAATGACCGCAGGGCAGATTCCTGGCACGTTGACCACGAGTATTGGCCGCATTTTTCTAGTGTTCCACGGCTACACTGGTGCGCTGTCCGGTAACGTTACAGCAGTGGTTCAGAGTAGCGCAAACGGTACGTCTGGATGGGGCAATGAAGCAAGCTTTACGTTTGCTGCTCCCGATGCGCAAGGTGCTGCGTTGACAACCCCGCTTGGGGAATATTTTACAGTAAATCTTACATCGTTAGGCGGGGCAACAACCGTCAATTTGTCTTTGATTGTCGTCGTTGACGACGTTACTTAGGAGGATTTGAAAATGGCAGTTCGTGGAGCAGGGAACGTCGTTGTGACGTATAACAGTTCAAACATTACCGCATACCTCAACACCGTAGAGTTGGCAGCAACGATTGATGAGTTGGAGGCCACTGACTTGGCTTCGACCGTTGCTGAATATAGCCCTTCGCTGGCGTCGTATGCCCTGACAATTGGCGGCGACTGGGACAAGGCACTTGATGACATTTTGGGCGTCGATGCGTTGGCTCCGGTTACTCGTGCGGTTGTCATTAAGTTTACCGACGAGACTGGCGACTGGGCACAGTACGCTTGGGCAACTGGTTTTATTTCCGGCTATTCAATTTCGGCTTCGGCCACTGGCAAGGTAGAGCATAGCCCGTCCTTGCGCCTGTCTGGAACCCCCACACGCACGACTGGGACGGTCTAATAATGGGCGAAAAGTATTTTTCGGAAATGACTGGGTACGAAGACAATTTCATCGAAGTGACCGACAAGTGGACCGTGAAGGAAATGCGGCAGCTTGCTGATTCACCAGAGGATGAATACCTGGAAATTTTCCGAACAAAGGTAGATGCAATGTTTTTGAAAGATGCGGAGGGTAAGGAATTCACGAACCCCCGCACGTTGGCGAAGGAAGACTTGGAAGGTTTCGATGTGGCCCTTGGCGGCTTTATCGGCAGCATTCTCCCGATTCACGTGAGGAAGCGTAGAAATTTGGGGGGGATGAACGTGCGTCAATTGTTGCCTTCAAAAGATGGTCAAAACTCCCCGACAGTCAAGTAGAGGCATTAAGGGAAAAGGGAATTGTTGACCCAAACGTTGACAATTCCCTTTTTGATTCCTACCTCCTGGCACAGTTTCCAAGTCGCACCTTGGACGAGCTTGACGACATGGATATTTTACGCTATTTTCGAGCAATGGATGCACGTAAAATTGACACTCTGGAGGAAATGGCTTCGAAGGTTAAAACTGGAAAGCTGAAAGGCGCAGAGGTCAGCAAGGAAGACTGGGATGACATTCGTGAACACGAAAAGATTTGGGATGCGTTTATCACTCCCAAGGGTGGATAATGGCGACAATTATTGATTTGATTTTAAATGCAAAAAACAACGCTTCCCCGCAAATTAAACAATTGCGTGCCGACGTTGAAAGCCTGGACAAAAGTATCGGGCAGTTGTCTTCCGTGGCCTCTGCTGGCATGGGACTGGCTGGCCTTGCGGCAGCTATCGGGACTATTCAACAGGTGGGGCAGGCCATTGCCGAAACATCACAGGCTGGTGCACAATTTACTAGATTAAGCGGCAGCTTTGATTCCCTGGCTAGCAGCTTTGGCGCAAGTGGAACAGAAATTGTTTCGTCCATCGAGAGCGTTACCCAAGGCACATTGTCGCAAGCAACCATCATGCAGCAGGCTAATAACGCCATGCTTTTGGGCGTTGCTGACACGGCAGACGAATTTGAAACGCTGGCTAAAATCGCTGTAGACCGTGGGCGTGCAATGGGCATTAGCATGGAGTATGCTTTTGAATCTATTGTCAAAGGTGTTGGTCGCCTTTCGCCCCTTATTTTGGATAACTTGGGTATCGTTTTAGATGCCGACAAAACATACAAGGACTACGCTATAAGCATCGGGAAAACAGCAGATGCTTTGAGCGATGCAGAAAAGCGTCAGGCTCTCCTGGCCCGTTTGAAGGAAGAAGTTTCCGACTTCGACTCGACCGCAGTCATGGATGGTGCGGCTGCGTGGGAACGTTTTGCTGCGTCCATTACTAACGCTGTTGCGACCGCAGGCGAGTGGCTTAACAGCAATACAATGATTATGTCCAGCTTGAAAAACCTATCCGATACACTGGATATTATGGCTGGCGAAATGTCGAACAATGATTCCGTGCGGCTCCGTGGCCTTGAGGCTGAGAAGCGGCGTCTACAGGAAATGCTTGAGCTTCAGCAGGAGCACCAGCGAGTTGTAGAGGGTGCGCAGGACGGTGGCGTCTGGAATGCTTTTGACAATACCGAGCAAAATATTAAGGATACCCAAAAGGCCCTGGCAGGCGTGGCGCAGGAAATGCGCAACATTAACGCCGAAGCTATTAACGCCAACTACGTAAAGGACATGTTTGGTGGTGGGCAGATGGCGCAGCAAGCGGCTGAATTACAGCAGATGGAAGCTGAAATCGGGAAAATCAGCGATGCGATGGTGTCCAAATATGCGAAGGCGCAGGGCATTAGCACCGAAAAGGCACGAGAAAACATCACCATTTTGGTCGAACAGCGTGGCTCCTGGGCGGCGACTATTCCGACTATCAATAGTGTAGTGGCGGCTTTTGAAGCGGCTGCTGCACGCATGGCGGCTATTAACAGCCTGATTGCTGGTTCCATTTCCAGCATCCAAAGTTCAGCGTTGCAGGCGTATTCCGACAGTGGTTATAACCCTGCGATTGTTGAACAATTCCAAGCGGTCAACTCACAGGCCGAAGCGTTGCGCTCCACTGTGGAAACCATGGACCCCGTTGAAGCAAGTTTTTACATGCGGCAGTTCACGGACCAAGCATCTGAGGGTTTTAAGGCAGTTTCAGAATATGCCAACCAGAGCACAAAAAGCATCGGCGGGGCTGGCAGCGCAACCAAGTCGTTGACCAAGGAATTCACCAACCTAAGCGGCATTGTCAGCGGTCTAGTTGACACGGCAATGAGCGATTTTGGCGGGGCTGACCTTGCTGAATTCCTCCCCTACCAGGATGCACCCGCAGAGGATGCACGGCGCATTGCCTCTGTCATGGTTGAAGGATGGGACAGCGAATGGGCAGATTATTTCAAAACCAAGTTCCCCGACCTATTTTCAAAATACATGGGGCTTGCTGGTGGCGACATTCAGAAGGCGTCGGCTTTGCTTTTGAAAGACTTCCAGGACGGGATGAATCCTGAGTTGCTCGACAAGGGTAAAATCAAGGAAATGGCGAAGCGGCTATTCCTGGCAGATGAAGCAACGTCCAAAATGGTGGACGAGATTGCCAGGGACTTGGCGAGTGAAATGGGCATTAGCATCGAGCAAGCAACGGCTGCTGTGGGCGGGGCTGCTGGTGTTAAAAAGAAGCCTATGACCAAGGAGGAAGTTGAAAAGCTTTTTGGTGGTATTGATATGGCCCCAAAATGGAACATGACGGATTCCAAGGCCAAGTTCCAAGAGGCAGGAAAGAAAGCGGGTATTTTGAATGACGACGGTGACTTGTTGGTTCCTGTCAAAGTGCAGTTTACCTCCATGGAAAATAATGTAATCGAGGGCGACTACAAGATTCAAATTACTGGCTTTGTTTTCAAAGATGCGACTGATTTTAAATCAACCTTGGAAGCCAGCCTTTCCAGCGTGACTATCGGTTTTTCACCTAACCCTTCCACTGAATTCTATACCGGAATTCAGACGAACATTTACGATTACATTGCCAACAAGGTGGCAGCAGTTAAAATTGTCCCTGCGGCCTACGACCCCACTGTTTTTGACAACTGGGTAGCGGGTGTTGAAAACTTCATAACAGGCATTGACATTAACATTAATCCCACTATGTCAACCGACACGTTTGAAGCGGTTTTTGGCCCCATTCGCACGGCTTTGAAGGACACGTTCATAACACAGGAGACTGCCGACGTGATGGTCTTCAACTTGGCGGCGGCCCTTGGCCTGGGAATTTTGAACAATATCGAGGGCTTTAACTGGCAGGGCAAGTTCATCGGCAATTTGATAATTAACAATTTTGAAGAAGCTAACGTTGGACAGCTACTTGCCAACAGCCTGTCGAATCAGCTAACGCAAGCGCAGCGCACGTTCGAATTGTCAGCAGCCGCTTCTGGTAAAGTGTGGGGCAATGCGTTCTTGTCAACGGTACAGGCCAACGTGCCAGTGGAATTGATAAACATTTTGACGGACTTGGTTACACCGCAGGTTGCGAAAAAGACAGAAGATAAAAAGGGTAGAGGGAGTGCAGAATAATGAGTCAATTTTACGTACAGGACCCCGGAGAAAAGGTAGAGTATCAAATTAACTGGACAGAGGGCATTCCAGAAGGAACGACCATTGTGTCGTCAACGTGGGTTAGTGCCCCTATGACTGCCAGCGGCTTGAGTATTGACGGCGACTATACCGTGGTATCATTAACTGGTGGCACATCGGGAGCACTTCACCAGATTGAAAATTCTATTGTCCTTAGTGACGGTGAAACGTACAAGGATAGTATTTTCATCTACATTGAGGACAAGTAATGACCACAACAATCAATTCGGTGTCGGTCGCAGACCCTTATGACTTCAGTGCCACGGTTGAACGCTTGGGCAGCATTAAGCGTTCGGCAAATGGCACAGTAATGATTGACTACTTTTCGACTACACCAAAATACAAAATCAAACTGCAATGGCGGCTATTGACAGCGGCAGAGCGCACTACACTAGCAACGCAATTAACGACGTGCGTCACAGGCTCACGCCCGCTGGTGTTGCCCGATGGCCGCACGTTCACTGTGTATTTGGACATTGAAGCAGACATTACCGAAACAGTCTTACGTGACGCAATCGGCTACAAATACAACGTTACAGCAAGTTTTTTAGAGGCATAAAATATGGCAGTAAGGGAAGTTGGTCACATCCTTTTGATAGACTGGGTAGGTGATAGCAGCTACTCGTTTAACGAAACTAATTACGTCCTATCGACAACTGGGAACGAGGAAATGTCAAACCCCGAAGACAGCGTAAGCTCAGGGCGGGGTTTTTCTTCGGAGTTGAACATTACCCTGTTGAACCCCACACGCCGCTTTTCTCCCAGTGCCTCTCCTGCTGCTGGTTCCGGTGGTCTTTTGGAATACATAACAGGCGGCAAGTTCTACGGCAAAAAGGTGCGCTATTCTATATCCTTCGACGGCGATGCTGAAATTGTTTTTCAGGGGCGCATTAAGGAAATTACGGAAAATGTGCGCAACACAAAAAGTATCGGCTCCGTGGTTTTGAAGTGTGTTAGTGACGATGCGTTCATTATCAATAAGCGGCTGAATACCCCCGTTGCCGACACTAAAGCCTACTACGACTTGGGCAAGGATGAAGGCGAATTGATTGCCCGCATTCTAACCCTGTCTGGCCTTTCCGATGGCACGGACTTTGTATCACAGGCGCATGCAAGCAGCAGCAAAACTATTGACCGTGGTCTATTCACAATTCCCTGGTTTTGGCTGGAGAGCGATAGCCCGATTGAAGATGCCTGGAAGCTAGCAGCAGCGTGCGGTGGCCGCTTTTATTACAACACGAGCGATGGTAAATACTACTACCAAAATGCGCAGTACCTTGGCTTCGTTCCCTCCAGTGTGTCCCAGGAGACGATGACCGAAGATAACTGTGACCGCATTGCGCCGATTTACAAGGACAAGGAATTGTACAAAAGTATAAAAGTTACCACACGCCCACGCAGAATTGGCGATAATAAGGTGCTGTGGGAACCCGACGAGATTGTTCGAATTTTGCCTGGGGAGGTCCTAACACTCAAGGCCAAATTGACAACGCCTGTTTATGAATTTAAAGAATTGAAAATGATAGCCACGAATACGGGTGGCTTTATTGTTACCGAAGATATACAGGTAAATTCCACCACATATTTTTCGCAAGCTGTTGAATTCCAACTAGAAAATACCGGCCCCTACCACGCCTTCTTGCGCACGTTCCAAGTTATCGGACGAGGCATTGAGGGTGGGGAAACCAGCGTTTACGAAGTGGACAGTCCCGACTCAACGTACTGGAGTGGGCGACAGGGGAAGGAGCGCAAAATGTCTGATAATGTGTACCTGCAAACGGTAGCGCAGGCAGAGGCACTTGGGGATATTTTGGCCTACCGGCAGGGTTATTACAACGAAGAATTCGAAGTTGACGGTTACAAAGGCGAATCCCGGCTAAAAGTAGGCTGGCGTGTTACACTGGTAAATAGTTCGCTAGCCATTAACAAAGAGGCCATCATCACGTCTATTAATTGGCGCTTCGATGGCACTGGCTTTTCGCAAGACTTCAAGGCGTTGGCAGCGAACAATATCTATCATTTTGCGCCTGGGTCCTATTTTCTAATCGGGACACATTCAGGTGTTAGTTCAAAGAGGCTTTTTTACTAATGACACAATTTGCTGGCGTGGCACCCCCGTATGTCAAGGATGGAAAGTTTTTAAGTGCCTATTTTACAAATCAATTGAGCGAAATGGTCAATGCTGTGGGTGGCGCAGTGTACGGGGCTAATGTGCCACGCTGGATTGAAATGGCTGGCGATACGTTGCAGCCGATGGAGAACATCTATAGTATCATTCACAAGTTTAACACACTTTCAATTAAAATAGGTTTTGGCAATACTGATATGCTGATTAAAGTGTATCTGACAAAAGATGATGGTGTGTTGGGAACTAAAATTTACGAAGCTACAACGACAGCTAGCGGCCCTGTTACGTTGAATTTTACACTGAACGATGGCCCCAGTGGATTCATTGTAGAGGAAGGTGAGTTGTACTTTATTCGCCTGTACGTTAGTGAATCGGGCGAGAGTGCAGACTTTTGGACTATTGAGTGGATTCGAGAAGTCAGTGCAGGAACCATTATCAAACCGACTCTTAGTAATATAACATCCTCAACCGTTATTACAGAAACATATTTGAATAGTCTAGTTGACGCTGCCAGGGACCTGCGAGACAAGATTCAAGTACCGTCATTGCCATTTGTCGGTTGGACATTCACCGCTAGCACTGACCGAGATACCACGTACCTTCGCTACAAAATGCGGCATCTTAGTCGCTGGCTGCATTACGGCATGAAATCATCAATCGGTGGTGGGGCAGATGGGCTTAAAATTTATTTGAACAATGCGGAATTGCAGGCGTTTAATAATGATGGCGGCTATTATGCTGGAACCTATGATATGTCGGCCTTGCCGAATTCTATTGCAGAACCAACGTTCGGCTCTGAGTATGAGGTGAAATTTACTGTTGAACGCACATCTGATGTTTTTGTTTTATATCGCCTCTGGGAGTTGCCCTACATATGAGTTTCGTTCCTACAGAAAAAGTTGACGAAGGGGACATTGCTATTCACACAATGTTCCAAGGTATCAAGGATAACATATATGCTATCTATGATGCACTGGGCACTGACGAAATAAACGAGGCTGCGGCCTATAACCCGGAACACGGTGTTCATTCCACGTGGACAGAGGGCAGTTTTCTATCAATTTTTCACACGTTCCGCTACTTGGCTTACGGCTCCACAGGCGAGATTGTTGACCCTTCGGGGCTTGCCGACCCCGTTGCAATTACCGATGCGGAGACTGGGAAGGTGGGCTTCTATGACCTGGAAGGCATCGACTGGTTAACGTATGGGATGGTGTACAGAGTTGAAGGTGTAACGTGGTGCCGTGAAGTGGAGATTATCTAATGCCGAAGGATGATGTTTTATATGTAATTGACGGACAATCAAAAACACGCTCCGCAGTTGGGGCGTTTGTTTTGTCTGGTGGCGGCAGTGGGGGAAGTGGTGGTGGTGGTGGCGACCTATCTGCCTATTTAAAACGGGACGGCACAACGGCGATGTTGGGCAACTTGGACCTGGGCGGGTACAACGTGGTTAACGTGTCCCTGCTGGACGGTATCGACTTGCCTGCGCACGTTGCTAATCCAAACGCCCACCACGCAAAATTGCATGATTACAACAGCGAGTACGACCACGTTGGTCTTTTGTTGTGGAACAAACTGGATTTTGGCAATTCAAACATCACCGATATTCGTGACCGGCAACACAACGATTTACAGGCCATAGGCCCTGACGACCATCACGCAAGAATTCATGATGTTGTTGGCGTTACGCACACAATTGTTGGCAGTGCACTGGATTTAGTGGGCGCAACGTCAGCTAATACTTTAGGATTAGTGGTGCCTTCAGCTAACCCTGTGGCTACCTCAAAAGTATTAAAAACGGATGCAACGGGCCTTTTGCAAATTAAGCGCTTCGAAGGTGGCGATTTTGTCAAAAGTTTGGCCTACATGCAAGCAGGGACTTACGTCCAGGCTGGCACGTACATGTCGGCAGTTACCTATGTGGACTCTCCGTTGTTCAAGTACGCTGGCAACTTGTCGGTGCAAGCAGGTATTAATATTTACCTTGACCCTACGGGCTATGTCTCAATGGGCGTTAGCACCGGCAAAACAATCCGCACACCGTCCTTTGTTTCTGGCTTCTTGGGCGATGGCTGGCAGATTGACCAAAATATTTCTGCGCCTGGGACTAACGCAGAATTTGACAACCTAACCATCCGTGGCCGCATGCGGGTTTACGAATTGCTCATTCAACGCATTCGTGCAACCAACGGTTCAATTTTTGTGACGAGTGTTGGGAAGGCCAAAACTGTAACACTGGTTTCCGGCGATACGTACACTATTGAATGCGACGAAGACCATGGCTTTTTAGAAAATGACTTGATACGTGCGCAGCAGTTTACCGGCAATGTGCCTAACCCTTTGTACCGTTGTGATATGCGGGTGACTGGTGTCACGACCCTAAAAATCTTCACAGCAGTGCGAGAAAATAGCAGCGACATTCCGAAGAACGGTATGGACTTTGTGCGCCTGGGCAATACAACCGATGTGACCCGACGTGGCGGTCTGTACCTGTCCAGTGACGACAGCAACGCTCCCTTCATGGATGTTTTTGACGGCATTAGTTCGTGGGCCTCTTGGACGACCACAGGCAAGGTGAAAACACGAATAGGCAAAATTACTGGCGTAACAAGCACAGCAAACGAGTACGGTATCATCACCGGCAACGCTGGATTCGGCCCTACAAATTCCTGGATAAAGGCGTCAAACGTTGGCATCGTTTTGAACAATGTGCCACTGCAATTTTTTAATGGTGTAGCCCAAACGGGTTTCTGGCAGGCTGATGGCAAGAGTTTTTGGATAGGACAGAATACTAGCAATCGTTACATTGACTGGAACGGTACAACCAACACACTGTCCGTTCGTGGTATTATTACAATCGAAGCTGGCGGCAATGCGGCTACAACAACGGACGTTGGCACAGCGCAGACTAATGCTATTAACTACACGGTTGCTAACGCACCGAACAAGGCACTGTCAAACACGACGGTGAACTGGGCACTGGGCGCAACGCTAGGCGGCAATGCCTACGACACAGCACGAGTTAACGGCGTGGCAGCAGCAACCGTGCAGGGTTATGCAAACCGTGCTGGACTTGGCCTTAACACTAACGGCGACCTAGTTCAAGCTGTGCAAGGACCGCTGTTGGTTGGCTCCCCGGTTAATGGCTTGAACCTAACCAGTACATATTTTGGCTATTACAGCACAACCTTTAACGACTGGACCATGTTTATGAAAAATGATGGGACCTTTCGTTTTGGACGTGCAGCAGTTAATAATCGCATTGAGTGGAACGGAACGCAGCTTGTTGGATACAACTCCAGCGGCCTTGTTGGATGGTACGCAAGCTCTGGCACCGGGAAGTTGGCCTTTGGCGCAGGCAGCAGTACAAATTTTGTAGGACCTGGGGGTGTCATTGACAACCTGGGCGTTGCCCTTATCTCCGTAACCGGCCTGACTGATGTTCCCGGCAGCACAATTTCCTGGTACAACACACCGGAGACTCGCAGCGGATACGATGGTTCGATTAAAATGGGGACAACGGGGCTTGTTGGATTCCCGCCGAATGGCTTGATTATTGATATTCCGTCTTTTAATGACGCAAGCGTAAACTACGGCAACGGCATCTGGCACAAATGGAATTCAGCGTATTACTTGCTCTGGTCGCAGGCAAACCATGGTCCTGGTAGCGGATTGAATGCAGACCTGCTGGATGGACTGGAGGGAACAGCCTACGCCAAGTTGAATTCAACCGTTGTCTTCACCGGCAACGTAACCGCTGGTGGGGCGTTAATAGGAAAATATACTACGTCCAGTCCTGTTTCACAATTTGCAGGCGCAATTTACAGTCCGAATATGCCAGGAGCCGACCCCTACGGATATTTTGAATATCACTACGCAGGCGTGCGTGCAGCTTTACTTTTGTGGAGTACAACCGAACTGCGTGTCATAGCGGAAGGCTCCCGCAACTTGCTGTTAATGGGTTCAAAAGTTGGCGTCAACCGCATTGACCCGTCTTTTGCTTTTGACGTAGCAGGTGAGGGACGCATCACTGGCACATTGCGAACGGACATAGCCTATTCCCTAAAGCCCCAAGGCTCACCCCCAGGCGTTAGTGCAAGCTACGGTATTTTGTACGTGAACGCAGGGGGACAGTTATACTACATTCGACCAAATGGCGCAGCAGGAGGCACCTACGTAGCGGGGTAATTATGAAAACGATAACGTTGGCTGAAGCAGTAATGTCGCTCCAGACACTTGAGCGAGTGTGCACCAAAATGAAGAATCCGCAGCTTTACGAGATTAACAAGGTAAAGAAAACGTTGCAGGATTCGATTGAAATAGCCCGACCCCTAATTGTCGGAGACGAAAAAAAGGACCAGTGGCTTTCCACGGCGACAACCTTGCCGTTTGAACCCCTGGTCCTCTGCGAAGTGTTTCGGGGTTTTAAGAAAATGACCCCTGAAGACTTCCTGGCTATTAAGCGTTTATGTATATAAACCCGCACGCTTCAATGACGCTAACCCATCCGGCGTAATACGCAGTGACCCGAACTCCTTGAACGAGAATTCAGGGAGTTCTGCTTTTTCTACGGCAAACGCATCGAACGCCGCCATCTTCTCCCCCTCACTCTCGTACTCTGCCTCAAACATTTCCTTGCGCCGCACGTCCAACGGGGACAGGACTTTTACAAAAATATCAGTAAAATCAGCAATCTTTTCGGCTTCGGCTAGCCCCATTTCCTGACGCCCGATTGCCATTATCGACTCCAAACACCCGTACATGTCTCCAACTTTCACTTCCAACATTTTTGTCTCCTTAGTCAATTTACTAGAATGGCCCGTCATGCCTCTAGGAAGCCCTACATGGCACGATAGGGGCCTTCGGGTACATCCATACCCTTTTGAATTTTCAGTGGCCTTGTAGCCCTTCCTAGCGGTTTTCTAGGCTCTCGCAGAACGCCTCACATTCGGGAAAACACCAGCAATACGGAATGCTCTGCAAGGGTGTTGCCGTTGGGGTTAGGAATTTGAAAAGTTCCCTGGTAGGCGTAGGCGTAACCGTAGGCAAAACAAACGGGCGTGCCGTCGCTGTTGGCCTGGGGGCTGCGGTTGCCGTGGGCAACACTTGCATTTTTACTGAAGTACATCCCGCTAAAAGTAATGCAATGATTACTAGAAGTATGCTCCGCATTTATTCAAAACCCTCCGCTGTCACATAACTAATTAAATAAACCTCCTGCGTTCCCTCAAGCCAGGGTATATAAATCCGAACAGAAACGGGGGCAGGTAGCGGCTCAGGGGTTGGGGTTTCAATAGGGACTGGAGCAGGGGGAATAGGCTCTGGGACTGGGGGTAGGCCGAGGGGCAGTGTTAACAGCCAAAATATTGTGGTAAGTAGTGTACTCATGTTTTAAATTCTCCCTAACCACGCCATTAATAGCGTAGTGACCAACGTTCCGATTAACAATATGTCCAAAAAGCGCATGGTTCCATGTCCTCTAGGCATTCCACCAGCGGGCTTACCTACCGTTTTGTTGAGGGCGAACAATATGCCTACGGCGATTAGCAAGAGCGCAACGGCACGTGCAGGGTATATCCAACTGCTCGTTCCGTTTTCACCATAGAGCAAGGCGAACTCTGAAGGAAGATTTCCTAACCCGAAAAAGTAAACGCCGTATAGCAACACGGCAAGTACAGCGAGGAACGCTACAAGTTCCTCAACAAAATAAATCTGTATCTGTAGAAAACCTTTTAAACGCTGCCACCACGATAGTTTTCGCTTGGGTTTTGCCCTATAGTTTAAAATGTCGTCAAGCACTGGCGAAGCCTGCTCCCCTGCGTGCACGTGATATTCCTTACCCACACGCTCTATTTTGTACGGAACTCCAGCCGCATCAAGCTCTGTTTTTGCCCATCCAAGACGTTTACCAGGGACGGCAGTTTTGGGGGTGTCCTTCAAATGTCCTCCTACACATCTAAAATAAAATGGGTAATATCCTGCGCACACCAAGCAAGGTACATTGCAAAAAAGAATGCTTGGTTTTCTAGTATCAATGATACTACACGTGCGGGGTCCGTGTCAAATCCCAGTTGCCACGTAATCCACATTATACCAAATATCCAAAAGGATAGATATAAAATGCGCCCCGACGTTCCCACAAAAGGAAAGTGGGACCAGAAGGAGCGATGCTTTATTAGTAATTGATACGGCCTCCAGATGGTCCCCCACAAGATACGTAGCCCAGGAACCTTAGTTAAAAAACTAGCAGGGAGCGCAGCATTCAGGTCATAGTCCGGAGTAATCCAGGTCCCTGCTGCACACCCTGCCAAGTTCGCAACGGTAACGTCGAGAGGCATGTTTATTAAGATTGAGCCGCCAACCAGCACGAACCCCGTTAGGATATTTACTCTACGATGCGTTTTCCCGTCGCTCACATCTATTCCAAAACGACTAGCGCAAAGATAATAACCAAAATGTGAAACAGGGAAAACAGCACCAGGGCTACCGTCAAATACACCATAAGCGGCTTAACCGGCAAGCGAATCCCGCCTTTTCTCAATACCAAATAGCCCGTAAGGAATTCAAAAACCTTAGCAGCTATCGCCACATACAAACACTCCATGAACACTGCGATTACCATGTACAAAACAATCATATCGAGGCTCCGACGAAATTGCCGTCTATCAATTTACTATTCTTACGTAAGTTGCACAAAAGATGAGAACTACCACAATTTTCTAATGAATGATTTCCTCCTTTAGAAAGCGGTATTTTATGCTCCAAGGAAATTGAAAGCATATCTGGACTTTTCAAATTAACATCTATCGGCATTCCGCACACACAACAGGTATACCCATCCCTATTAAAAATTTCCTTATGGGTAAAGTTTTCTACAATACTTGCTCCAGCTTTTGTAGCCCTACGTTTTTGACTACCTTTTTTTAATGCTTCCTTACCTTTTGCTGTAGCAAAATACTTTCTTCCTTGTTTAGTACGTCTATCCCTTCCTGCTTTTGTAAAGTATCTAGTAGCATTATAATGCTTCTGGCATAATCCTTTTGCTACGTGTTTGTTAGTACAACCGTCTATTGAACAAGTTTTCATTTAGTCCTTTCGTTATTTGACATTAGTGTTATACTAATGTATACTGTTGTTTTAGTAGCAACAAAGTAAATGCTGCTACTCTTAATGAGATAAAAAATAGCAAGATAAATACGTTCCTATATTATATATATAATAACTATATATAAAGGAACTTAATTATACCCCAAAAAACGGAGAATTGAAAAATGCGCTGTGAGCATTGCGGCTACAACATTCAAGGGCGGCGACACACCACGCTCTGCCCCTATAACCCAGTGAACGTCAGGAAGCTGGTGTTCTTTTTGCGGGATTATCTACTGCGTAATTCAAAATTCAACAAGAACTTCGCCCCATTCCCCAGTCCAAGGGAACTGGATATTTTTTGTAGACATAATAAAATTGCACGAGTGAAGACCATCGGCAACCGCTACTTGGACAAGGAAACGAAGCTTTCAGACTGGCTGACTGAGATTTTGGACTTCGCATTGTCCAACAACATCGTAGCCCACCACGAGTTCCCCCATTTCCTGCAATTCATTTACGACGCCTGGACGTTCCATAGCCTAGAGGAATACCAGCGCATCTACGACCAGTCCATCATTTACGAAGATGGTGACGCCCTCACAACTGAAATTTTAGGCAGTCATTTCACAAGTTCAGCTATAATTGAAAGATTCCGCAGTGAAGGCAAAATGTTTAAAGACGAGCAGCTTTTGGTTCAGCATTTTCTTAACCCTTGACTTTTCCCAGTTCGTATAGTAACATGAGCAGGTTATTCAAAACATTCACAAGGAGATTACAATGGCAGGTTTTTTGAAGTCGGCTGCTGAGGCATACCCTCAAGCCGAGATTAATGCGTCCAACCGGGGCGCAGCAGAAACGCAGCACATTTTGAACACGTTGGAAAGTGCAACACGAGGCGGGAAGCGCTTCCGTCCCTACGCTAGTTCGGTGGCCTTTTGCCCACGAGAAAACTGGTTTCAAACTAATTTGGAAAAGGCAGCAGGCGGGGTTCTACCAGCTACGTTGAACTTGTACCAGGGCGTTGGCAATGGGGTAGAGGAACGGATTGTAGCGGGACTTATGGCGCATGGGTTGCTTTTGGGAGCGCAGGTCAAGTTGCCGAATCCTCCCAAGGGTTTTGGGATTGACGTTGGTGGTTACGTTGACGCTATCGCCTATGACTCGCAGGGGCGTGTTGCTGCCTACGAGATTAAGACTACGGGCGCAATGCCCACGTCCCCGAAGCCAAAGCACTTGGCACAGGCCATGGCTTACGCATGTTTGGGCGGGATTGACACGGTGTACTTGGTTTACGTTGGGCGGCAGGTTCAGGCATTCCCGGACCCCTCCCCCCTTGTGAAAGTGTTTCAAGTTGACGTTGGCACATTACTCCTGGAATATATGATTACGACCGTGGCGTCGTGTCACGCTCTAACGGGGAAGAATGCCCCGCCACGTCCTGCAACATTTCGCAAGAGTCACGAGTGTCACTACTGCGACTTTGTAACCCAGTGTTGGGCAGACGTGGACTTCACGACGATGCCGCCAGCAGAGGCCGCAGCGTATTATTCTGAAGCAGAAACGACCGCAGAGGAATTGATTGTGCACCGGCCTTCGTTTAAGATTCAACTCCTGGAGAATTGCACGCCTAGCTGTCCAGTAGGCAACCAGGAACGGCTGCAAGCTGAGATTAAGACAGCACGTGACTTGAACGATAAGGCGAAACGGGCAGCGCATCGCTAGTATTTTGTACATAAGTTGTAAGTAGAACTACATACCTTTGCACTACAAAAATGGTGCCACGCTTGGGGAGTAATCAAAAGCCCCAGGTTGTTGGCACCATTTTTTGTCCTACATTCAAAATTCTAATTTTTTGTACGAAATGTCCCAAAATTTTTATCCAGTAGCCCAAAAAAATAGGCTAAGATAGTTTCAGGAGGAAAGCATGAAACCAGAGCAGGCTTTGCAGGAAATTCAATACCTCAACAAGTACGCACGCTTTGACCACGGAAAAGGCAAGCGTGAAATGTGGGCGCAGACTGTCCAGCGCACCGTTGACTATTTGCGCAAGCAGACAGGCGACGTGATGACGGACGAGGAATTCAATGATATTTTTATGGCAATTTTCAACAAGGAAGTCTCGCCCTCCATGCGGTTGATGGCAACGGCTGGTAAGGGTGCAGACCAGAACCAAGTGGGGATTTATAATTGTTCCTTCATCCCCCTGGAAACTCCCTTCGACCTGTACGACTTGACCCTGCTTTTGGGACATGGTGTTGGTGTAGGTTTTTCCGTTGAGAACCGCTACGTTTCCCAGTGGCCTACACTTCCGGCAAAGCAAAAGGGTAGCGTTGCGTTCACCATTCCCGACACCATCGAAGGATGGGCCGCAAGCATTCTGTTCCTACTGCAAATTGCCTACGAAGGCAGCACAGCGGTCTTTGACTATTCCCGCATTCGCCCTGCTGGTGCTCCACTGCTGACTCGTGGTGGCACGGCGTCGGGTGCCGAAAGCCTAGTCAAAGCGCACGAAGCTATCCAGGCACTTGTTGAAAATCGCCGTGGTTCCCGTTTCACGAGCGTTGACCTGTTTGACATTGCGTGTCACGTGGCTGGCGCAATCGTAAGCGGTGGTGTTCGCCGCAGTGCGATGATTGCTATTTTTGATATGGTAGACCAGGATATGCAAAATTGCAAGGGTGGCGACTGGTATTTGACAAACTTGCAACGACAGTATGCAAACATTTCACAAGTCATAGACAGAAAGTTGACACTGGCAGAATGGACCGCATACGTTTTTCTAATGGACGAAAACAAGAGTGGAGAGCCTGGAATTTGGAGCAGGTACGCCATTAAGAAGCACTTGCCAGAACGCCGCACGTATCACGATGGAATGGGGCCAAACCCTTGCGTGGAGCAAATTCTGCGCCCCCGGCAGTTCTGCAATCTGTCGCAGATTATCGCAAGACCCGACGATACGTTGGAAGACCTGGAGCGAAAAATCAGACTGGCTGCTGCCATCGGGACTATTCAAAGTTCTATGCAGGATTTTAAAGATGTAGACGACCAGTTCACGGACAACGCAGAGGACGAACGTCTTTTGGGCGTTAGTATTTCCGGCATTATGGACTGCCCTGTTTTGAGTGGTGGCGAGAAAAAGGTGCTGGAAGCGTTGAAGTGGGCAGCGATAAATGAGAACGAAAAGTGGGCAGCACGCCTTAACATTAAACCTTCGGTATCGGTAACGTGTGTTAAACCAGACGGCAACACGAGCGTGCTGTACGACTCTGCCCCCGGCGTTCATGGCCGCTTCGCCCCGTTCTACATTCGCCGCATGCGTGTCCAGTTCGGGACGCCTGTTGCTAATTTTGCAATTGCTAGCGGGATTCCGTGCGAACCTGCTTTTGGGGAGACGTGGGAAAATTGTAAAACCTTAGTGCTGTCGTTCCCGGTGAAGTCCCCGGAGGGCGCAGTTATTCAAAACGGACGTTCGGCAGTTGAGCAGCTAGACAACTGGTTGCAGTTCAAAAAGTATTACACGGAGACAAACCCAAGTGTAACCATCGGCTATCGGCCTGGGGAGTTGGGGGAAGTGGCAGCATGGTTGTACAAGCATCAGGACCACACTATCGGCCTTAGCTTCCTGCCGCTGGACGACGCCACGTATGCACAGATGCCGTATGAGGAAATTTCGGAGGCCCGATACACAGAGCTTTCGAAGCTGTTCGAAACGGTTGACATGCACAACTTTTGGGCTTTTGAAGATAGGGTCAACGACACGACGGAAGCCGCAGCTAATTTGGCGTGCACCGCAGGGGCTTGTTTGATTTAAAAACTGCTTTTGAATAAACCTTGACTTTTCAAAAACCCGTGGTATCATGTGGTCATCGAGACGAGTGCGTGAGAAACGGAGATAGAAAATGAGCAAGGGCATAACGTTACTGTGCACGGTCGAGACGAACAAGAGTGGTCGTTGGGAACTTACCCCACTTTTGAACCTCCCGACCGTGTTTTCATTCAGCCAGCCAGAGTTTGATGTTGCGGGCCTGGGGTTGTATTATAAGGTTCGCAGTGGTGCACTTCAGAAAAAGATGAACGTTCTGGAGTTTTCTGACAAGCATCACCAGGGTGTTGTGGTTGCGTATTTCGAAGAAAAAACTAACCTAGTTTTGAAGAATATTTTTCCTATCCAGAAAGGCAAGGAGTACAAGATGAGCACTACAGCAAGCGCAGATGTGAAAGTAAAGTCCGTGTCCCATCCTACGCCGGTTGCAGTGCGTCGGGAGTTGGAAGCCATCAGTGAGGTTAAGGGGCTGTTCGCTCTGGTTAACATCACGTATGCGGCAGTTAACCAGAAGTCGTCCCCTGCGAAGGTTGCAGTAACGATGGACGAGTCGATTGCCCGTCGTGTTGCTGACGTTCTGGCGACCAACGGGGCACTGGTTGAGGTTGTGGCGTCTGGTACGGACAATGTGCTGTACACGCCCACTGGCAAGGTTGTTGAGGCCAAAAAGCCCGAAGTTGCGAAGGCTGCTGCGGTTGGCAAGACGGTTGTTGAACCCGGCTATTTTTATGTCCCTCAGATTTTGTCGGACATTTCTCGTGTCGTCAGCGCACTGTCAAAACTGCCTGATTTCCGTTCGGTGTCGATGTTGATTAGCGGCCCTTCGGGATGGGGCAAGACGGCGTTCTGCGAACCCTTGGCGAAGGCGTTGGGCTTGACTGTCGAGTATTTTGATATGTCCATCGTTTTGGAGACGGAGGAATTGTACGGGAACCGTGAAATTCGCAATGGCGACACGGAATTTGAATTCAACAAATTCGTGGCGGCTGTCGAAGCTGGCAACCGTGTTATCGTCTGCGACGAGATTAACCGGACCTATGCTGGTGCGTTGAACAGCTTGTTCCCGCTGCTGGACTGGCGTGGCAAGACGACTATTCACAACCGGGAAATTAAGGTTGGCCCCCGCACTGTTTTCGTCGCTACTCGTAACGTGGGTTCGGCCTACGTCGGTACGCAGAACAGCGATGGGGCTTTGATTAGCCGCTTTGACTTCGCTGCTGTGGTTGACGCTATGCCCCCGGCAGAGGAAATTACGCTGCTGGTCAAGCGCACTGGCATTAGCAAGTCGGATGCAGGCTTGATTGTTAAGGTTGCCAACGCCATCCGTGAGCAGGCTGATAGCTTGGGTGTAAACGTGTCGCCCCGCAACACGCTGTCGATTGCACAAATGGTTGCTGCTGGCCTTCACGCACGTGCGGCCTACCAGTGGAATGTTTTGCTGAAGGAATCGGAAGCAGAGGTTCGCATGCAGCTTGAGACGTTGTTGAATCGCCACTTCGGGATTCAGTACGGCGAAGCTGCTGACAAGAGCCAGTTGCCTGCGGTCTTCTAGTTAACCCTTGACTCTCGACTGGAATGGTGTATAATCGTTCCAGTCGAGAGTTTTATTCAGAAAGGGACAGAAAAAGATGCCAGTGAAGACGAATCGGATTAGCCAGTGGTGGTCGTCAGTCGGTAGCTTGCCCCGTTGGGGACAGCCGCTTCAGAACTTCTTGTCTGGCACAATCGGCATTACGGCTGGCCTGCTGTTGAAGGACAAGATGCCCCGCATCGTGTGGGAGGACATTGACACGGCGTATGCCAACCAGGAAGACCGCTACATCGGTATTTCCTCCAACATGCTGTCTGAGGATGAGGAAAAGCGGCCCAACAAGTCGGCAGACAAGTCAACAGCTATTTCTGCTGTGCTTGGAACGTTGGTGCACGAGGTTGCACACTTTGTTTTCTCCCCGGCGAAGCTGACCGGTGGTTTGAACGCTAGCGTGCCTGTCAACAACTTGTCCTTGACGCTGGCAAACATCGTAGAGGACCTGTTCATTGAACGGGCTATTGTGGACATTGAGCGCAGCTTTGACTGGATGATTAGTGAATGCTGGCGCTACTTTTTCCCCGATAGCGATATTGAAAGCCGCTTGGCAGGGTGGGACGGTTCGGACCTTTCAGACTTGAGTGCAATTTTGAACGTGATGATTGCCTGGAAGCGTGGCGACTGGATTTTCGAACCACGCAGCGACTTTGAAAAGAAGCTGTACGACTTGACCGTTTCCGCACGTGGCATGTACCAGTTGCAAGACCGCAAGAACCTGACCGAAAAGTTGTATCGCCTGCTGCTGGACGAGCACAAGGAACAGACCGGCGAAGATATGGAAAAGGAAATGGCTGACGCCGAAGCTGAAGGCGACGAGGCCATGGAGAAGTTGGGCGAGCTTATCAAGAAGTTGCTCCAGGAAATGACGGACACTGATAACAAGTCCATGGACACGGAAGGGGAGTTGATTGAGGTTAATAGTAGCGGTCGCCGTGTT